AGAGAGATAAATTTAAATGCGCCGGAATTAAAAAACAAGGGCGTAAAAAATAATAATACTATAATTTATGAAGAGAAAAATACAAACAAGAAAACCCAAGAAAAGCAACAACCTGAAAAAAACAATGAAAAATAAAAATAAACATAAAAAAACATATAATGGCGGAAAAACGACTACCCGTAATACAGATAAAAATAAACACCATATTAACCCGCATACAACAGGGCACAATAAAACTATAAAGCTGAAAAAATTAAATTGCAGCCCAAAGCCCAAAGGTGAAATAAATGATTTCACTTGTTATACCAACAAGTCTTTATATAAATTAAGAGATATGTGGAATGCTAGGCACCCTGATGTAAAAATTATTTCCAATTCACCCAAGGAAATCCATAAGAAGATTAGTGAATATCTAAGCGGAATTTGTAATAAGGAGTCTTGTTGGCTGAAACAAAAGGCGGATTTTGGTCGTGTCGAAAGTATGACGGACTCTTTTGCACCGGAATCACCACAAGAATGGAAAAAAAACCCAAACGAATGGTTAACAAGCATTGACATTATAAATGTGATGAAACAATATGAGAAAGCCTATAAATGTTTCGACTTCATAGGCCCAACCCCTATTGATTTTGACTCTAGAAAATTGTACGGCGAATGCGTTTGGGACGAATTATGCAATTTCAGTGTTGAAGAACAAATTAAAAGCGGTAAAACCAAAATTGGTATTATTTTCAATACCGACCCTCATAACAAACCAGGCGAACATTGGATATCAATGTTTATTAATATTAAAAAAGAGAAAATATTTTTCTTTGATAGTGTTGGTGAGAAACCACCAAAGGAAATATTGAAATTAGTCAAGCGTATTAAAGAACAAGGTGCAAATTTGAATGATAAAATAAACTTTACATTTGATACAAATGAGGGTATTGAACATCAAAATGGTAACACCGAGTGTGGAATATATTCTCTCTTTTTTATTGTTCATATGTTGGAGGATAAAATGACTGAACATTATTTGAAGACCCATATTTTAAAAGATGAATATATGAATAAATTTAGACGGATTTATTTTAATGAATCGCTTTAACAATATGTAGTTTCGTTATACAAAAATAATAATAAGAATAATTACGAGAAAATATATAAAAATATCACCCTTATTTATATATTTTATGAATGGCAATACATTTTTAAGTAAGGACAATATTAATATGCTATGGGATGTAATTAGTGACGAAGATATATTTAAATCATTACATAGGGATGCTCAAACTAATACACTCAATATTTTTTCCACTAATATGAAAGGGTTTTATCAAACAGAAAAACCCAAAACAAATGATTTGGTTCAAATGAACAAAAAATATATATTGTTGATATTAAATTACATTAAAAACACATTTTCATCGCAAAATCACAATAAAATAAAAATATACGAAGAACCTGTGGTGAAGGAATTGATTACTTATGAAGAAATCCACAATGACCGTAAGTCACAATTTGAAAAAGACCTTGGACGGCTTCAGGAAGAATTTAGTAGCTCAATGTCTTTACAGGTGCCTGATGTACCGGACTTTGCAGATAAGCATAAAGATAGTCCTATTTCCGAAATGGATAAGATGATTAAAGAAATTACTGCAAAAAGAAATTATGACGTAGAGCAAATAAATCGCAGTTACCAAGAATATAACACGAATACAAGCCATCCAAATAATTGGCTGAAACCACAAGAAACATCCATAAAAACCGACAAATTTGCCGGTCCAAAAATAGAAGAACCTATACAAATTGCAAAAAAACTAAAATATGTAAATATTGAACCCTACGATAGTGTTTTGCCAAAGAAAAATGTTACGTGGGGCGAAGATACAGACATATTAGAAACCGAAAATAAAGATGAAGTAGAGGAAAATATATTTAAAAAATTGAAAAAAGTTGCGAATGCGAACGCGAACGCGAATCCGAATGTCTCTACAAATGAGAGGGCGACTACGACTGCGACTGCGAATACAAATGAAAACCGCATATCCAAATTAGAAAAAGGTCTTGATATATTAAATCAGAAAGTAGATTTAATAATTGATTTGTTAAAACAAAATAAATAAATGATTATATATTATCTATATAATCATAATGTATATGTGTTTCTTTTTCTTATATTTCATATACGTAGTTTCAGCCATTAATCATAATTTCAATTATAATATCCAAATTAGAAATACTGGATTACGAATGATTATATTCAAGGAAAAAAAATTGCCGAAAATAGTAGACAAAATAAAAAGATTTTATGAATTGTGTTATTATAAATCTATTGTGTCTATGAGCGATGGTATAAATGATTATTATAATTTAAGTCCCGAGGAACGAAACCTAATAGAATCTATTATTTCTTTATGTTACTAAAATTTCAACACTCGTTCCCCATTTTTATTCAGTTCATAAGTACCTACTTTTAGTGGGATTATGGTATTGTCTTGTAGAGCCTTTTTATAAATTTCTTTATCATATAAATCAAGGACATCTTTATCTACTCGTTTATAAATATATTCAACCCCATTAATTGTAATTGGTTTACCGGTCCATTCAATAGCCACCTTATTCGCCTGTACGGTAGTGTCATTTTGTTGTTCGGCATAGTCAGGAACATACGAATATTTTTCATTTGTAGGGTCGCCAAAATTAACACACTTCCCGTTTCCATAAATATAGCAATCAAATGCGGCTTCTTTAATAGAATCTGTGAGTTGCGCCGTCAAATTTGCTTTTATCTCGGATATTTCATATAAAAATTGGTCGCTCGTAATTGGCACCTTTGGAACCGCTTTACTTAAGTCCTTTCTTTTTAATTCAGTTGCGTCGTCTGATTTCAGTTGCGCCTCAGAAAATATCATTAAATAGACAAATACTTCTACGGTTTGCAGTGCTTTGGGTAAATCCTTATGACTGCAAATTCGCCTAGCACGTCCAATGACTTGTTCTGAACGAACAGGATGCCAATAAGGCTCCATTATATGGACGTACCGTGTATTCCGTAAGTTTATACCTTCCGAACCGGATGACGTAATCATAAACACCTTAATTACTTCACCCATATTATTATTACGGTATTTGGATTTTAATACGTTGCCGATGCTCTCCGGAATAGCGTCCCATTCGCCATTATAAATGTGTCTAATTATTTCTTTTTCTTCGCTTGTTTCGGTACCAGTGTATAATGCATAAGTAGGTTTGCCTTCGTTCACTGGGTCAATATCAATTTCCCACATATTAAAATTGTTCTTTTTGATTTTAAATCTAGCAAACCCATTTTTCTCTAAAACCAAACTGAATAAACCTATACCTTCTGCTGTTCTAAACTGCGTATAAACCAAATGTAGCCCGGCGTGGTCTTTATCTTGTATATTTTCTAATATATGTAAAAATTTTGGACTGTACGTTTGTAGTGCTTCAGGGGTCAAAAAATCATTTGAATGTTCTTCAATATTTTTAATCGCTCTATCAAGTCGTTCTTTATAATTGACACCTCCGAGTGTTTCCAATATTTCGTCACCTTCGATTTCACCTTCACGGTCATCCGTGACGTCTTGTTTTGCCTCTGTTCTAGTTCCTTCTTTAATAAGTTTGGCAATATCAGAACCGTCGGTTTCTTCGTCATTGTCATCCGTCTTTTGCTTTCTTTTAGGTTCAGGTAGTGGACGTTCGGGTATAACAAAATTACAAAACAAACGGGAAAAAATACGATAGGTTGATGATTTTTCTTCGAATAAATCCGCGGTATCAGAAGGTTTTTTTCTTTTGGCTTCCGTTTTTCGTTCTTCTTTACGCGCGCTTTCATATATTTTAAATTGTGTATCGCTCATAGGAATTCTAACAATATGATAGTCAACACCGAGTTGTTTATTATATTTTGGCAATAAACTTTCCTGTGCGCTTTTGAAATAAGACGAAAGACCCAGTATACGTCTCTTTAAGGCGTCTTTATTTTTAACTGTCTTATCACCTTCATTAATATACCGCGCCAAAAAAGTATTTAAATCATCAGGCAGTGCCTTTTTATTAATCACTTCAATACCTTGTGCGACAACATCAATATCGTTTCTTTTTAAAATTCCGATTATTTTTCTCTCGAACAAATCATCTGAAACAAAATCGTTGTCCATAATAGTTTCTCCGAAATCATCCTTTTTAACATTAGAAACACCTTGATACCCCGACTCCTTTTTAACTTTGTTTTTAAAACCAAACGGATTTCTAGTAATAGTTAAGATTTTACTAGATGGCGAATAATCTAAATAATCAAAAGATTTCTCACCAATCAACATATCTTGTAGAGTTTGTCTATTTATTGTATTTTTGGTTTTAATTACCAATGGTATACGCCACGTTTTAATGTAGCCGCGCAAAATATTAAAAAGAATCGCAAACTCATTAGGGTAATTAATAACAGGTGTACCGGATAATAATACAATGCGGCAATTTTGTGCGCGCAATAACATATAATACAATTTGGTGGCCAAATTTAGCGGAATATGTTCACCAAAGAGACTTTCGTTGTCTTCCTTTTCTTCCTTTTCATCTTTTTCATCCTTTTCACCTTCTTTTTTGTCACTCTTCTTTTTTCTCTTTTCCTCGCCGGGAATAGATTTTTCTTTCTTTAATTTGTTAACGATACGACTAATTAAATTGTGCGCTTCGTCTATAACAACAACTGCATTGTCGAAAATATTTCTAGTAAATTTAGATGTCATTTCGGACAATCGTTGTGCGCGTAAACCATTATAATTAATAAAGGTGTATTTTTGTTTAATCATTTCATTTAATTGCTCTTCAAGAACCTTTTTATTGGTGTCACTAAGTTGGTCATAATTGGATGGTTTTTTGACATTAATAAAAAATGCACCATTATGACTACGTATATATTCTTGAGGTAAGTTCAACAATGCAGAAATAGTAGTTAACGCGTTTGGATTATCAATGGTAGAAATCCATTCCCAATATTGGTTTCTTTTATAAAGCAAATCACCGGCCTTCTTTAATTCTTCTATATAATTGGCTCTTAATGAGGCGGGGGTCATTATGATAACGCGTTTGGAGTCTTTCATTCCCTCTGCAATTGCTATAGAGGTGGCAGTATTGTGTGTGACCGTAAAATCACCCATTACGTATCTACAATTTTCGTCAATCATAAAACCATAATAATCATCTTCATTTACATAATTAACAGTTATTCCACTTACTAATACATCTTTTATTTGTTTTCTAGGTTCTGCTCTTTTTCTAGGAATTTGAGTAGGAATTTCTTCAATACCTTTTCCATTTATAGTAATTCTATAGGCTGTACCTGTTTTTGTTTGACCTTTATATTTCCACGAAGTTTTTTTCTCAGATTTATAACAAGAAAAACCTAAACTTCTAGCTAAATAAATAACATCGTCCATCAATTGTTCATTTTTTTGTGTAAACTCAAAAGTCCCGTTCGATAAACTACCGTCACTATCAATTAATCCTGCCAATAATTTTAGTCTATTTTCTCTCGAGTTACATTTATATAGGAGTGGGATGTGTTTATTGTTTATCATATTTAATTCTTTCAGTGTATTTAAAAATACATTGTTATAATATTTACCAGTTCCGGCAATTCCATAAGTATATTTATGTCTATGTGATAAAAATAAATTGTATTTTGGTAAATTCTTTGCAAAATAATATAATACAGATGAGTCCTGGCTCGTTATTCCAGCAGTGGCGCTTGTACCATCGCCTAACCAATACCCAATTAGATATGGGTCAATTGGCACATCTTTTTCAGGAAAATCTATA